AGATGCTAATGTATGGCAATGTTGTGATCCAGCCACTACTACCACTACTACTACACTTAGATAACGTGTTTATATTAAATATAGACTAACATGGCACTGAATATATTTCCTGAAAACATGTTGTCTTCAAGAGAACTCTCCCTGGATACAATAGCATCGAAGCTGTTTTATTTTTACATACAGTTGCAGGTGTATCATTGGCAGACTCCCATATACAGGGAACATCAGATATTAGGTGACCTGTATGAGTTCATAGACGATAGAAGGGATTCTATTGTGGAAAACATTATGGGGAGGACAGGAATGAGACCTATGTCTGTCAAGGTGCCTCCTATTGATAACTATATGCTTGGTTGTTCTCTTATGGTTGTGGAAAATCTTTCGACTTTCGGTTCTCAATTGAAGAGATATGCTGACAATAACAAGATGTTGGGAGTGTCAGCAATAGCTGATGAGATTGTGGGAGAATGCGATAAGACGAAATACTTGCTCAGTCTTGGAGGAGAAAGAAATGGAGGTTAACAGGCGGGGGTTCCCTGAAATAATTGCTGACAACGATGAAGTGTTCATTCAACAGTTGCTTGGAGTCGTTGGTTCGGTGGATGAATTATGTCATGTAGATATAGCGAAAACACCGTATAGCATGCATTTCAGGGTTGCTCCAAGCACTCCCGTCTACTTTAACAACTTGCTACAGGAGATTCTCAGGCTGAATAATATGTTCAACATTCGTCTTGACCTTGGCAAGAGTATGAAAACAAATTCAACAATAATATTTAGCATTAAAATCAACAATTATGGCGAAGTATGACAGAACCAAGAAGTACACTTGGGAGAACGGTGACCAGATCACCATTTCAGGAAGAGACTTTGGGTTTCTTCTCAACACTATCAGGGCTATCCTGAGCACTGAGCAGGCAGCACAAATCCTGCTTGCCGATAGGGCCAATGATATCATAGAAGACATCATGGCTGAGTACGTGGAGAAAGGTGTAATAAAGGAAGTCGAAGAGACTCCTGTAATGAAGGTTGAAAAGAATGAAAACAAAAGTTAAAGCGAGTACGAAGAAATCTTCTACTAAACCTTGTTTAAAATGTGGTGGTAAAGTTAAAAAATGAAAATCATGGAAAAGAAAAAAGACAATTTCCCTTTTGCTCCTAAGAAGCCCGGGAAGAAGATTACTCCTTCCAAGAAGGAAAACCTTCCGTTTGCTCCTAAAAAGAAGAAATGAGATGGCAAAGAAGTGGATTCAGAAGGCCACAGCCAGTATAAAAAGACGTGGTACTGAAGGTGTGTGTACAGGAAGCAAGTTTGGGGGTCCAACTTGTAGGCCTGGTACACGTAGGTATGCTCTGGCAAAGACATTCAAGGCTATGGGAAGGGCAAGAAAAGGCAAATGAAAAGCACTGTAAATAAGAAAGCTCCTAAGGTAGCTAAGTACAACATGAAGAAAAACTTTATGAAAGAGTCTACTACGAGCAAGAAAGCTCCTATTGGTTCTCTTTCTAGAAAGAGGTTGACTACCTAGAGGCGAAGAAAAGTTTTATATGATGAGGATGTACTAGCATGGTCTATGTAATATCTGAATTCGACATTACTTTTATATTCGTCCAATGATAGTTCCCATGGATAATGTCTTGCCGTATATGGAAGAGTTGTAGAAGCTCCTCCTATGAAATAGTGTTTTGGTTTGTATAATGCGAAGGTAGTGTCTATCTGTATTTCCAGGTAGACACTGTCTTTTATAGTGGATGTCATCCACCTATTCTTTTCATATCCGTTTACATGATTATAATACGGAGAGTCTTTGCTTACTATCTCCCAATTTAAACCCAGTCCTATTTTATCAAGCTGTAAGGAGTTCATTTTATCTTCCAGATACAGGAGAGTATCATTAGGAGTATCATCTAGTCCCAGATCACTATCAGTTACCACATAAGGAGATGTCAATTTGTTTACCTCCCCGCTTATCCATGCACCAGCATGTCCAAGATTCTTACATCTTACTATCTTACAGGGAAATGTTTTATACCATTCCAATAGAGGTTCGTAGGTGGAACCATTGTCCACGATTATTATTTCTCCTACTCCTGCATACCTTTCTATCCTGCTTACCATGGCTTTCGGCCATGTTAAAAGATCTCTGTTATTTATTATTACAGAGATCATTTTATAATAAGTATGAGTTTATCGTTGCATATCATAGACATTTTGCGCGAAGGTTTGTCATGAAAGTACGAGATTAGTGATTCAATAAGCTTCTCCTTTTGAGCCTGTCCTGCATGTATATCTTCTATAAAGTAGTATCCTCCTGGTTTCAGGTAGTCATACAGATAATACAACGAGTTCAATATGTCATTCATATAGTGGCTGCCGTCATCTATTATGAAATCAAACTCTTTCCCCTTTACTACTGTACTGAGAAATTCATGATCCGATTGATTCCCTATATAGATATTTTTAAAATCACCTATATACCTCAGACAGTTAGCATCTATATCTATTGCATGTAGATCAAGGTCGGGGTTATATTCCCTCCACATCTTCAATGAATCGCCATGCCATATGCCTATCTCAAGAAGAGAATACTTCCCTGTTAAAGGAATATACTTGGCGTATTCTTCGGTATATCCATGCTTTTCATAGGCTTCAGTACCTTTATCACAATGGTATTTATTCGCTATTTTTGTTAATGCTGTTTCTTCCATGTAATTAGTTATGTACAAACAATACCTTGTTTATCTTTATCATCTTTATATTAGAGTATGTTCGCTTGATCTCTTCTATGAAATCTCCATCGGCAGCATACGTACTCTTTAACTTTATGCTTTGTGCAATGTCTCTCCTGGTAGCAAATGCACCCATATCAATCTGATTAAAACTGGGTTTGCAATTGAAGTAAGAATACTGATAATGAGAGTGCACCATATCCCAATATATAATTTCAGGGTTTTGAGCAGCTATGCTCAGTATTTCAGATACAGTTACAGGAGCATAATAGTTGTCGTCTCCTGTCATTATGATGTAATCACAATCAGATTGCTGCTTACCTATTTCTCTTGGAGTGTGCCCCCAATCATTATACCTTTCTCCCGCGAAAATATATCTGATATTACTGTTATGTAAATCTTCTATGAGAGACACAATATCTTTGTTCTCATTATCGTCTATAACAACCGTGGCCCTCCAATTACTATCTGTCTGAACTAGTAATGAAGAAAGCATTGATCTAAGGAAATCAATTCTATCATAGGTAGGTATTATGAAATCTACCGTCATACTTTTCTCGATTTAAGAAAGTTTTCAAATTTCTCCTTATAATTCATATTCCAATGAGGTTTCAGTATTATCTCCCCTGTTGGTATTCTACCTGCCTTTCTCTGGGATTCTATATAACTTGAATGTCTTTGAATCACATTAGGTCTATCCAATGTGTCAGTTCCTTGGCCTGACATATGATATCCTCTACCTCCCCAGCAATATACCCAGCTTGCTTCATTATCCGGAGGTTCAGCAAACACTATGTTTTTAGATTTGGTCTTTATATTTATGACAAATGTCATGTCGTATCCAGCGTTCTCAAGAGGATATCCACCCACAAGCTTCCATCCTTTTCTACTGTATACAATCCCTGAATTTCCTACGCCGGTTATTTCTGATATATTCGGCATATTCATAAATATGGCTTTATGCCAGTGAAGTAGATCAGATCCAGATATGAAGAACTTATTTACATTCTGTAAATGATTAGGCATTGCCAGATCATCATCATCCCACTGGCATATCACATCACCTTTGCATTGTTCTGTAGCAAAGTTCTCCTTGGCACCTATTGTATCAAATGTATAGTCAAGATTTATTATCCTCACCTGAGGATGATCGAAGATAAGCTTCTGTAAAGGGTAATCATTTATTATTACCATCTCACACTTATCGGAAGGATAGTCCTGCTGAAGGAAACTCTGTAGAGATTCTTCCAACATGTCTACCCTTCCGTAAGTGATACACTTACATGATATGAATTGCTCACTCATTTCGTAGTGTTTGTATCATACGTAATGATAGGATAGATAGTAGGAGTACTCGGGAATACAGGATACGAAGGAATATACGGATAATAGGCATATACCGTTGTATCAAGAGTGTATTCATTCAAGTCAATATTATGACTTGTGAGGAAGTTGAGCAGCTCCTGTATAATGACAGGCTGCTCAACTGTTATCCTCTTATTGGTTTCATCTATTGTTATCTTCATCACCACACATGTACTATGTCATTAACATTCACAAGAATAACACTCACATCATTACTCAAATCAATGATAGGAGCATTATTGAGAGCTGTATCAGTGACAAGCACTTCATCTCCTTCCTTTATATCGGTGACTGCATCGCCTACAGCATATACCTTGAGTCGCATGAATTCGGTAAGCATGTCTTTCTGCACTGATTTCTTCGCCTGTGACGAAAGTTCAATCTTTCCTGTGTATACAGGAGGAGCCACGAGATATACTCTGTAGCCTCTTAATTTTTTGAATGGTTTTTCCATATTATTTAATCATTTTAAATTCACGAAATAAATTTACTACTTTCTCATCAAACTGTTTCCTTTTTCTTGCTACAAAAGGATTCATCATATAGATAACTCTGATCTTGCCCATTATATAACCTTTGATTTGATAAAGAACTCCCAGCTTCATAAGTTTTTTAATTAAAAGATTAAAGGTACTGTTTGAAGCCATTCCTAATAGTTCCTGCAATGTTTCATTCGTATGAGGAATTGTATTGTTATATACTATATTCAAAGGTGTTCTAAGATCGGTAGACATTATGCTGACAGCTCCCAATTCACTTCTGTTCAAATGTTCAGTTAAGAAGAGCATAGCTTCAGAATCTATCACCGTATAGTTATCTGATGTAACTACTATAGATTCAGAATCTTCAGTTATCTCCACCTTGCTATCTTTCAGTTCTGAAACCAATGTTTCTCCTGTCTCAACATTCACATATGGAGTCATGTCCACATGTTTGTGTTTTTCTTGCTTCTTAGTCGATGAACTCATTCCATTATTTTCAGTAAAGGTAATTCAATTTATCAATAATGCAAAAATAAATGCGATTAATCGCACAAATATCGACTTCTAAGTGCGATTAATCGCATATGACATTTCCTTCTGAAACCCTTGCTAGAGTAGGGATTGACGTGCATTTTCTCATAAGACCTGCTTATTCTTATTTAGGCGATATTTTTCTTCCAACCTATCCCTTCTATTATTAATTTCAACATACCTAAATTTGTCATTCTCTACATTCTGGTGTTCGTCGAAAGTAAGAAGAATTACATTATCCTCATCGAATTTAGCATCAGGGTATTTAATCTTTGGGAGGATGTGATGAAAGTAAATGGAAAGTGGCTCCTTTCCTAGCCACTCTCCACTTACCTCTGAATAGTGCAGTCGCTTACTCCAGATCGTCAGGAAGAACTTTCTCATCTCATCCGTATCTTCCCTTCGTTTTTCCCTTGATGCCATTGTAGAGGCTCTCATGGGCTTTACGCGGGTCTTATGAATATGGTATTTGCATAGTCCCTTGCTCCATACCGGATAGTTGCAACCTTCTATTTTACACGTCTTCATTATTCTCTTAGTTCCAACTGTTTCTCCGTGAATATGTGCAGCATACCATTGTTTTCCAACTCTGCCACAACTCTTGTCTGACCTTTTGTATTCTCAAATACGGATACCACTATACCGTCGAAGGAATAACCTTCAGGCTTATAAATCCTGTCTCCTATTTTGAATTTACTCATGACATTTTAATCTTTTCTATTATTTTCTCACGTATTTCATCAAATAGTTCAGGGTTGTCTTCAAGCAATTGATACAATTCATCTTCACGCAGCTTGGTATCTCCATATGAATACCATCCTCCTGACTTGACAATGACATCATAGTCCATCGCTAATGTAGCAAGCTCTTCAATCTTATCAATTCCCTTTCCAAATACGACAGTAAAGTCACACTTCCTATAAGGAGGGAATGTTTTGTTCTTCAGAGTCTTTATCGTAGTCTTATTGCCGGTGATTACATCCCCTTCCTTTATCAGGCTCCTGCTCATCTCTATGCGACAGTCAGCATAGTACTTGAGAGCATGTCCACCCTGAGTTGTGCGAGGATCACCAAACATAACGCCAATCTTCTCTCTATACTGGGAGATGACTATTACACATACATTGTTATTCACAAGAGCTGTCTTGAGCTTTGGATAAGCGTCGCTATTAAGTTTGGCCTTCTTTCCTATGGCACTGTCTCCCACTTCCCCGTCAATCACTGCCTTAGGCAACATTGATGAGTCAGAATCTATTACTACGAGATCAATCTCACCGCTCTTTATGGCCTCCATGGCCACATTGAATCCCTCATCGCCATTCATTGGCTGAGAGATGATCAGGTGATCGATATCAACACCAAGAGCCTTGAAATAATTAGGGTCTACAGCATGCTCGCTGTCTATATAAAGGGCAAGTCCCCCTGCCTTCTGACATTCAGCTACAGCATGGGCGCATACTGTACTTTTACCTACGGACTCCCATCCTATCAGTTCGTACAGCTTTCCTTTCACAAACCCTCCTACACCAAGAGTCTTGTAGTCAAATCCTATTGATCCTGTGGGAATAATGTCATATTCGTCTCTTATCTTTTCTCCCAATGACATTATCGTGCCTTTTCCATAAGCCTTGTTTAATTTCTCGAACATTAATTCTAGCTTGCTTTTTCCTTCGTCCGATTCCTTTTGCTTTTTTCCCATAGTAAGTTAACTTAAGTCTTTTGTTTTTTCTTGGAATGAATAGTACGCTATCTGTTGCCACTTGCTCATGTACTTTACTTCATCTGGTGCTACCTTCTTTACTCCGTGCTTAACTGTGGCATGGTCTTTTTTAAATAACTCTCCACATTTAGCAAGTGATAAATTTGTATTCTCTCTCAGATATTTCCAGACCAACCATCGTGCAAAGACAGCCCTTTCGTTCTTTTTGGCCGTGTTTATTGTAAACTCATCTATTCCCAATGTCGAGCAGGCTACACTCTTTATATAATCTATCCTGTCCTCGATAAAATACTCATCAGAGTTCATCTTCATCATAAGTCTCTTTGCATCATCTCCTTTGGCAGTTACTACCTCTATTCCGTAAAGAGGGAATTTGATGGTGATTTTGGGCTCCTCCTTGCCGTTCTCAGCGACAATTATTCCTGTTCCAAGTCCAGCAAAGGGATGCCTTGACTGTGGAACTTCAAAAGTTGTTCTACTCATAATAAGTTATTTTTAAAGTTTTTTGAAAGATAGAGGATGATAAAGTTAACATATCATCCTCTATTTTCCAACATTTTTTGAAAATTTTATCTAACCTAAATGGTTAATTTTCAAGTTATTAGTTCCCAGCAGATTATAACGGGGGGTCCTTTTTCAGAAGCATTTCGATTATTCATATTAACAATTTTGGTTATAGCAGGAAATAAATAATTTTTCGTTCCAAGCAAATATATTATGTTAAGTACGTCTTTGCAGCTTCTTCAGTTCAGTGTACTTCTTTTTCCACCAATCTCTGTCATAATCATAGTCACACACGTCCTCCGCATTACGGGACATAGTATCCTTATACAGTAAGTCATACATCACACTTACCATTTCAGCAAACACCACGGTCTTATCAAGACCGAACATTTGCATGAGTTCGAGTTCTATTTCACTGTTATTCATATTCTTTCAATATTTCTTTTGTTAATGTTTCATCATCTTCGTTAAAACAATACCATATTTCCTGGTCTTTATCAAGAGTGACATCAAACTTCTCTTCCCAAAACCTAATCAAATCCTTAGTCTTGTTAAACACCCTATATTGAAGGGACACTTCTTCTCTGTCCATTCCATTGATATTTATTGTCAAAGTCCTTGGAAACTGCGACTGAAATAACTTGGAGGTCTTGGAATACTTGCCTTGTCTCACAAGGTTAAAATCATCAGAGAAGTCCTTATTCAGTTTGTACACTACAACAACAAATCCATTGGGATAGTCATAATCGTCTATTATCTGCTTTGTTCTTTCATATTCACCATCCAGGAAATATCTAAACTTGTCCAAATCATCAGGCTTGAACAAAAGATAGATTGCGTCCTTATACTGCACTTCCCGCATGTCATCTCTTGAATATGCATTCAAGAAATTGTTCTCTCTTAATTTATCTCCCGGTATTTTGAGAGTTGCCACCATGAATATGGAGGTTATAGTCATCCTTTTCTCTTTCTTCACTTCTATCATACTCCACTAATTTAAGAAAACTAAACCATTTGACTGATAATTCTTCCTGCTGATATTCCAGACATTCATATTCAGTGCCCATTTGAGGTCTTCTATGGTTTCTTTTACGCCCGGGTAATTTCTACCTTTATACTCAAATCCATCATATGCCTCAATCAAGTCCTTGTCTGTCATCTGATATATCAAAGGATTATAGTAGTTGGCACTGTCAGAGACAATAAATCTTGGAGGAAGAACTGTATAGTCGGAAACTTCAGTGTTAATCTCGCTTCTGTAATAGATGGCTGCCATATAATACAGATAGGCCTGCATGTAGGCCCTCCTATACAGATAATACTCATCATAGAAGTTTTCTACGGCCCACACCACTTTCAAGTCATACACCTGTATGGTCTTCTTCAGGTGATCTATCACAAACAGGTCCATCATGCTCTTAAACATGAGGTCGTCCACCTCATAACCTTCCACTTGGAACTGAATTTTCACCTCATACCTTGCATTACTCATAAGGTTGACTATGTCTCTGGTGAACTGATTGTTCTTCAGCTCCTCCACTATCTTCTCGGCCATATTCACCTGTTCAGCAGTAACCACCGTCAGTTTCTTGCTCCTAGCAGTCCTGATTTCATTATAATATATCTCGGCGTCAGTGCCAATGAAGCTCTTCATCACTCTATCAAGGGAAATCTTATACCCGCTTGCCAAATATGCCTCATTGCATATTTCCTCGAAGGTCTTTGTTATTTCCCCGTCCTCATTGGTCGCACTCCTTGATGTTTCATACAATGCCTCTACAAACTTGAGCATAAGTCCTGTTGGCGCTTCCACGCATGACGACATATAGAACTTGTCGTCAAAGAGCTCATTCTGCCATAAAATTGTTTCGACAAGCTTACCCATCACTATGGCATTCGTGTCTTTATCCTCCACCTCTTCGTGGAGGAGGTATTTCTTGTAATATTTCTTTCTGTCTAAGCTGAATTCTTTCAGACTTGAACTGCTGTCAAGGTATATTTCCCTGTATGCAGTTTCACTACTGTTTTTGTTGATTCCTTGTATCATAATTCATTGATTTCACCAAATATCTTTTTCTTGTTTAGGTTTCTTTCTTAAAATTGGTAAATCCCAATTTCTTCTTTGTTCATTTAACTCCTTGAGAGTCATATAGGATATTTTAGGATATATTTGGAGCCCGCAATGATAACATGTTATAGAACTGTAGTCAAAAGGCTTCCAGTCAGTATATATTTCTGCATCTCCACCACAATTAGGACATGTGATGCTGCTACTATATCCGCTCATAATTCATTCTTTTTTCTTGTGACATTCTTTACAAAGCACCTGTAAACCGTCTATCTCACAAAAAAGTCTCTCAACAAACCCTGGCAGGTCTTCTGCACAATTAAGACTTCCTACAGGAACAATATGGTCGACCTCAATGTCTTTTATGTCAAACCAATTATGACAGTTATTGCATTGATACTCGTATTTCCATCTCTTTCCTACAGTCTGTACTTTTCTTCTATGATTCTTCCTGCATAAGGCGATGGGTTTCCAATACCTTGATTTTTCCCTTAAGGTGAAGCGTATCATTGCCCAGAAGGCTGCTTCAGTGTAGGTTCCTGCTCCTCTTGTCCTAGGCTTTCTTGGAGTTGGTTTTTTCTTGCTCATAATTAAAAAAGTTAGTGCTACCACAAATTTAACAAAATTCATGGTAGCACTCATCTTTTTATTTCACTTCGATGACCCTTCTCTTTATTTCACTCTCCATTATGGAAAGCGATTTAACGATATTATGTACATCGACAGAGGATATAGGAGATATGTTGAACTGATGCTTCTTTGCTTCAGTGGCAAATCCCTCCTTCACTTTTTCTTCCAATCCCTTCAGTTCGTCAATAGCATACTGCTCATCAAGCTGGAGGAAGTCGAAATCACCTGCATTCATAATCTTGTCAGCTTCTTCCACGCTTGTGGTCATGAAAGGAAGATATTCATAGCACCTTCCCTTTTCCTTACCTATACCCACTACCTTCATAGGATTGATAATAGTGAAAACAGTAGTGTCTCCACACAGTACATAAGGAGCAGTATAGCCAGCGAAATGTACATTTTGTTATCGTAAGAGCTTTTTATCTCTTACTTCTTACACTTTATCATTGTGTAAGTTCAGCATATATTTTCAACCTGTAAACAGGTTGTCGAGCACTCGTGGAGGAATTATATTCTTATCTCTAAGTTTCATCCTCTATGCGTTACACTGACACAGACTTGTTAGTTTCTGTGTTTAGCACGGTATTGTCCATTAACTCTAAGTACTGTAAGTATTTAGCTTTTTTGAAGGATTTCACCGTTTTTGCTCGATTTTCATCCATGTATTACTACATGAAGGGGCTACATTACTAACCCAGCGGCAGCACAATCCTGCGTACTCCAGTTGCATTCTTTGGGGTCCATCCATACAGTCTTTCCAATACGAATGTCAAAGGTCTTTGTCCAGTTGTCAGTAAAGCGGTTCTCACGCATATTGGGAAGATCCACATACAAATCTTTGAGATTACCTATATACTTTTCGTATCCCTGGTCAATCTTAGTTCTATGAACAAGAACATAACCTTCTTTTTCTTCATACACATGATAATCTACAGGATTCTTCTTCCATACACCTTTTACCTTGTTATAGGCATTACTTATGAAATCGACAATCTCACTGTCACTTCCAGCCACATTGACAACATTTCTGAGTGCCACGAACATTCCTTGCTTAGTGAACTTGAACTTGTTCTCCTCCAGGAAGTCATAAAGTTTCTCAGCCACCTCGGCCCTTGGATTCAGGCAACACCACATGAAGAACCTCTTGAGGGACAGATATTCATCATCCTTAGACAGAGCATCTTCATCAACATTCCCTTTTCCATCAAGATATTTTTCAGCAACCTTTCCTATCCTAATGACAAGCAGTTCAGGAAGGCTTCTGTTTATTCCCTTGATGTAAACACAATCATCCTTCATCTCAAAGTCCTTTAATTTAGTGATGACATTGAATCCTTTATATACCCTCTCGGTATTTTCCCTTGACTTTTCCCAATCTTCTCTTTCACTGAGCAGATTCAAATCCTTCAGGACCTCAAACAGTTGATCCTCAGTCTCAGCAGTTCTTGCCAACATGAAATCGTTCTGTGAGCATTCGGGTTTCACTATGATGGTGCCATCGTTCATTACAACAGTGAGCACATCATTTACCAGGGTCATTTTCCTGTAAGGCTTGTCTTTTTTCTCGACCTTCTGCCTCAGGATTTCATTCTTGAGCTTTTGCTCTTCCACATACAAATCGTAAAGAGGATCTGCCTCTTTCTTCTTGAATCTAAACCATTCTAAACTGAAAATACTCATTTTGTTTGTTTTTAATTGTTAACTACTTTATGTTTATAATTCTTATAATCCATCCTAAACTTGTGATATTTACACAAGTTAGTCAAAATAATTGACATATCCTCCTCATTTCCCCATGAAATGTTCCTGAAAACCAGCTCGATAAATTTAAATTTCTCAAAGGTGTCTTTTACTTGCAGATACACATCATGTATCATTGTGTCATAAAGATTACCCTTTTCAGCTACTTCCAACATCTCTTTGTAGACATCGGACAATCCATTAGTAAACATGTACTTCTCCTTGTAATCAAACAGTTTATGAAGTTGTCCACAAAATCTGGCAGATACAGGGTCAAACAGGTAACGTCTGGCGAACACTCTTTCATAAGTCTCTATCAAACCGTCTATGAGGAATGCACTCACAGCCCTCTGAAAAACCTTGTTATTGCCTTTCATGAAGTCCTCATAAGAGATGAGGTTATGTATGTCGGCATCCTTTACAAGTTTCATCTCCCTGTCGGAGAAAGTAATAATTTTTACCTTCTTCTTATCAAGTATGCCGTAAAGCTGATCCATCTTGCTGGCATCATTGTGTCCGGCATATATCATCAGAAAGGGTCGCTTGCAAATCTTCTCCAACTTACAGGTCTCAGATTCAAACTTACAGTTGTTGCCTCGGCAATATCTTTCCAGATCTACCGCCTTCTTATAGATTATTTCACCTTTCAATTTGGGTTTTCTGTACAATACTTTACCTGTAGATGTTACGGCAACTACACTCTTCTTTCTTCTTGCAGCAAGCCATTCCTGAGGAATATCAAGTTTATCCAAGTCAACAAAGTTTTTGAACAAGAGAGATTGCAGATATTGGAACTCCTTTATCGTTTCCCTCCACTCACTTCTCGGCACTTTTTTTAGTCCAAGAATACTATAGTATGAAGGTTGGTATTTAAAGCTAAACAGTTTATAAGGAGTTGATTTTCTTAGGAACTTTATTTTGCCATATCCAGCTGCCTGATCTGGATATTGGTATTTTATGTATTCCTTTTTGATTTCTCCCAGCTTATCCTTATATGTGCATATTAAATTGCCTTTGTTTTCTACCGTAACAAGCTGCATAGTTACGTCTCTATAATAGATTGACTTTGAAAATCTTCCATGTTTTATGATTGAGGTTATTACATATTCCCCAAACAGAAAAGAATCGTTCACTAAAATTCGACCTAGATCTAATCTTGTTATTCCTTTCAGCTTAGGCGTGCTTATTTTTACTGTCGTATAACTTGCCAGAGGAGTTATGTTATATGTTCTGTCCTCTATTACTACGATTTTATTCGTATTTCTAAGATAATTGGCCACGGCGAATACATCATCACTGTCATGAATCGTTTTATTGTATTCGGTGAAGAAATAGTCTGCCACCTTCTTGATCTTGTCAATGATGATTGCTTTCGCTTCAGGGGTATAACGAATGCTTTCCCTGTTAGGAGTAGGCATTAACCCATCATTCAGTCCAAACCTCAGACCTACCGGAACCTCTATGATAGAAATTCCCAACTTGGAGAAATCTATTGGATAGTAGACATCATCAAGGCAAATGTGCATTGACTTATCCTGCGTCAGTTCAGAAATCTGAAAATCCTCATGTCTGAATATCTTGAATCCATTAGGTATATCAGCCGTTGAACGATACCTTCCATTATAATATCCTCCTGATGGGACTTTCACATCGAAATAGACATGCTCGAAATAGGCAAGTTGCTCCCTCATCTTATCTACGAATGAATATACATCACCACGTTTTACGGGAATAACAACTTTTACGCCGCTAGGCTTGGTTGTCTTGGTTTCGTACAGCAGGTCAATATTATTCACTTCCTCTCCCTCATACATCATATACTTACGCTCAATTCCATTCTTCCTTGTTATGAAATAAAAACTGGAGCAATATGATAGAGGGGATTTGAATCCTAGACCCATCATGCCTAACTCATTGTCTATCGTTCTTTTAGTAGATTTTCCGTACTTGCTGATTATATGTTTTACATCCTTATCATCCAAACCTGTGCCGAAATCCTCTACTGTAAATTCATAAGACTGATCAGAATGAGGTTGCAAACCCACCACTATGGGCTTTGTTATACCCGCTCTTCTATGCGAATCAAGTGCATTACTAACTGTTTCCCTGATGGTTGAACCCACATCATCTGAATACAGATTCTTACTCAACATCTGCATAAGAAATGGTGCTGATTCCAAATCAAGGCTCATTGCTATTGACTCCTGAATAACTCCTTCTGTGAGTACTTCAGACTGCTTCTGTTCTTTTACTATCATTATTCAATAATTTTAAGTTTTTTCAATGCTTCGATTGACTTTATATACATAGCTATTATTCTGGTATCTGTAACCAAATTAATATCATACTTAATAAAACGTTCCCAGTTGCTCAAAGGCATGTAATCCACTGTGGGAGGTTTTTCACTTTTTGAATCTAACCATCGCGTTAGCTTATATAACTTGTAATAGTGAATTGTAGTGGCTTTCCTCAGAAAAAAGCCAAAAATATGACTATATGGATAGCTTACTACGATAAAGTCACCCCTTCTTATTTCACCTGATAAAATCTTCATATCTTCCGCTTTTGTCTTTAACCAACCACATTTTCCTATAACCTATGGAAAAAGGCTTTTCAATGTTATGTCCGTCGGGGGTGCATTCATAAGTATAATATGTTACAGATCTTCCACGATAGCTCATATATGTACTTTCGTTGACTTTTGTGGTTCCCCATACTCTGTTTGACCATCTGTTTGTCTTCTTATTGAAGAAAGGAGGTCGTGTCACTTTCAAATATCTGAGTGATGAATTGACTGGAAATATAATTTCATCTCCTACCTTTAAATCTTTTACTTCTATTAACATAGCCTAAATTGTTTTTAACCATTGAATTTCATATCCGTTACTATCTCTCAATATCTTGTTTATCTTCCTGAATAATCCGTCCGTCTCCCAATCCACATTCATATATGATGCATTTGCAGGATGACTGACAGTGAAATGCCAAGTAAAGGGAGGAACGTATTTCTCATACTTTCCAGCCTCTTTACCCAAGAACACTATCGGCACTCCTGTTCCAAAGAGCACTTCCTCAAGAAGATACTTCATAAAGGGCTCCCATAATGCAATGTGGGAACCAGCTTTGTTCATTTCGCATGTAAGCGATATATTACCCATCAATACTCCTTGCCTGGCAAGGTATGAGGTGTCGAGAGTCTTTTCATATGTCAGATGCAATCCGTCATACAATTCCCTCTCTATAGCCTCATAGAACTTTTCAAGGGAGGGCTGTAATTTTCCTCCATTGACACAACTCATCAGCAGCCCATCGGCCACAGGCAAGCCTTTTCTGAACGTATGGTAGGGAGATAGTCCAAATATAGCTACCTTGAGCTCATCGTAGGAAGTCTCTTTAAAACATCTCCATGTGTCAAAAGAAAGAGGGGCAATCTTCTTGCCCCTTCTCCCTTCCTTCTTTAGAAACGCATAAATCCTGTCGCATTCCTCGCTCTCTATGAAAGGTCGCATTTTCCTATGCCAGCTTTCATGAAAATAGTCTTTAAAGTTTTCCCATATCATCGTCGAATAGACTTAATTGAGTGTCAGGAATCACAATGGTAGGCTGAACAATCTCTGCCTCGCTTGTCCATAGACCAGCTATCTCAGAAAAGAATTCATGTGCTTCTACATGATCGCTAAGCCATCTGGAAGGATGAATTCCTCCTATGGCGAAAGTAGTAAACTGATAGAGCTCCCAAAGACTGCCCGGGCTGTTGTACTTGTGAGTAGGTTTGTCGAGCTCTCTCCTGATGATATTCAATTGAGTGGCTTCGACAATCTCCTTTTCAAGATACAACCTCCCGAGAATCTCGGCTGTCATTTTCCTGTCTACAGGGATTTGTTTCATAACCTCCCTGTCTTTCTGAAGTCCAAGGAAAACTTCTCCTGCTCCCTTGATGTATTCAGGAATGATGCCTGGGGCGAAGGTTTGTATCTCTCCAGTGTGCTTTTTCTTGAAAGAGTTGATAGCTCGAAATGCCATCATCATATTGGTGCACACTATTACATTTGCACCAATTCCGAAGATAAGGGGGCGACTTCTGTCATAACTGTTCTGCCATACAATCTTGAGCTGCATTTCGCTGTCTCCTCCTGTAGATATGTAATAGCTTCCAGTTGCAACATTGCCTTCCCTTCCTGACCTATATTCCTCCCTTTCCACAGTCAGACCTGCCTGATAAATGCTCTCAAGCGTAAGATCCATCACTTGTTCGTGAGTTATGGGCTTATAAGTCCTTGTTTCCTCAGGAAGTGAAACTGAAATCAGCTCACTTCTCGTCGAATCATAATACTCCTTTTTTACTTTCATTACCCTTCAAAGTTAAATTTAAACCATGCTTTTCTTTTACCCGCGTAACCTATGGTACAGTGACCTTTCTGTTCAAGGTTCTCCAAGAGATGTCCTATCTGGCTGTTATTAACAGAACCATTACTTTTCACTATACCGTATTTTACTGCCGTATGCTGGCACAGTGCACTGTAAATGTACACTACCCCCTTTTTCGACTTCTCTGACAATTCAGCTATGAATAGTTTAGTCTTACTTCCTAAACCGAAATAGGGGTCAGCTTTCGCTTTCTCAAATCTTGCTTCTTTTTTCAGCTTCTTCAAATTTTCTTTATCATCTTTTATTTGCATGGAAGAATTATCAAGCTGATCCGCAGCATCCTTACCAGAGCAAATTCTAATCAGACGCATGACATCAGAACCAATAGATATCAGTTCTTTCATTTTATCTTCCAATTCTGCAAAGAATTTCTCTTTTTGATCTTCATTCTCTAACTTGTTCATTTTATTAGTTTTTGTTAATGAATACTTTCCTAAGGCCTAATTGCTTGGCTACATAATTCACATGTTTTGAGGTAGTCATAGACCACCATCCGTGTATCTTCAACTCACCTCTGTCTATAGTTGCAACATGTGTATCATATGAATACACTTTATCATCAATTACCTGTAAGTTTTCTCTGTACCTATCGAATTTCATTTTAGTAGTTTTTTAAAATAATTAAATACTTCTGGTATATGCTTCTTGTAATACGGTTGTTGGTCTTTAAGCCATTCCTTTAGTTCTTTCTCATCCTTAAAAAGTTTTCTCCAACTTTCTCCTCTCTGTATCATATCAAAAGTTGGAGAAAGTTCATCCACAAAATTCTGAGGAGTCCATCCTTCCCAGACATGTCTGTTCATATTCATAATATTCCTTTTTCTTTTAGATAATTAATTATCACTTCCAAACCATATAAACGACATAAATCTGCCCAGTCCTTTATTCCTTCAGACAGATACTGTCTTGGTACATTGCAATAGCCAAATCCAAACAGCTGAGTTATCTGCTGAGAGTTAGCTACCCCTGTAATATCACTGTCAAATGAAAGTATTTGACTGCTTGAGCGCTCTTTGAGAGTAGTTACATTCTCTTCGGAGAAACAAGCAATACCTTCATTCTGCACTGCACAAGAATAAGGGTAGATTTTCTTTATTACCATAAAATCCTTCTTCGACTTGTTGATGAAGCATGGTTTTTCCTTATCCAGGTTGTCTATTCCCTCCAATGTGGTGATAGGAACATTATTAGGAACCCACTTGGTCTTCTTATCCCCGTAAGGACGATAAATTTTCCAATGACCGTCATAATAGTATCCAAACCTCATTTCAGTTTCCTTTATTGAGAACAGCTTCCTGTTCAGATATACCTTGGCTATGGAATAGATGTTCTCTCTTCTTAAATCCTCAATGTCTTGATAGTAGTCGTTCCAATAATCTAGCTCCTCTCTTGTGAACTTTCTTGTCACTACCTGTATATAGGAATACCTCTTTCCCAGCAATTCCTCAGGCTGTTTGTATTCAGCCTTTATTTTTTTGTATTCTCCCAGATTGTGGTCTGATACAATACCAAGTCCAAAGTCCCTATCCACCATCAACAATGCATCATGTAAAGAAGAAAGATAGAACAAGTCTTTAACGAAGTCAAAGCAATCTCCTCTCTTGTCAGTATCAGCAAAGTCTATGTAATAAAGATATCCATTCTTATTACCTATAAGGAAGCTAGGATTATCGTCTACATGAAAAGGACTGTTAGTGGCTTTATTCAATTCCCATTTCCTATGACCCATGTAATAACGAAACACATCGAATTCTGATATCCGCTGAAGAATAGTAGCTGGTGTCAATTCTGACTTTTTAACTCCCTTTATCATAAGTAAAATAAAAGAGCCCTCCCTTAAACAAGGAGGGCTCTGATTAACAACTAACTAGTAAGAACCGTCATCTTCAGCGATGACTTTTGTCGATGCAGCCATGTTTTTTGCAGAGTCATACAATTCAATGTCCCTCAGCGTATAAAAATCTTTACATCCATATTCAGGATGCGTCACCTTCATCACAAACTTCTCATGAGGTTTAGTGCTCTTCTTCGCAAGAAGGCCAGCCTGCACTTCAGGATTCATATAATCAATTGCCCTGAAGAACTTAAGGCTATAGGGAGACAGGAAAGCACTGTTATATATCCTCTGATACTCACCTACTCCACTTTCCTTTTCAACAGTCTCTACGGTAGCAAGAACAACAACGTTGGCAGCCCATTCTCCGTTAATCTGTTCCCTGAGTTCTCTCACATTGCCTCGCATGAGCTTTTTCCATTCCAATTCAAGCACAGTTTCAGCATTACGATAATCAAGCTTGCTTAACCAAGTGCGAAGGAATTTATACAACTCCTCTTCACCACTATAGGCAACACGATAAGTCCTTTCCTTAAACCAATCAGGAAGATCATCAGGATCGGAAGCCCACGAACAATCTCCCACGTTATTAATATATTGCTTCCTCGTATTGTCCTTATTCTCCCTTTCCTTGTCTTCCAGGTAGAAGCTCACCTTGAATTTTTCATTCACTTCAGTTTCATCATCCCGCTTCCTTTTCTTGACTTCTTCCATCCAAACATCAACGCGGAGAGATGTGTTTCCATCTTTGCTCTCGCCAAGATATTCCAATTGTTTACTGTCCTCTTTGGGAGCCCAGCCTAACAAAGCCTCGAACTCTTCCGCCGTAGGATTAATACCAATCACTCTCACCTCTACTAAGCCAACATACTTGGGCTGTTCAAAGTTTCTTTCTTCTCTTTGTTTTCCACCAATTGCCATGATTCTTTACTTTTTTAATTATAATATTCATTTATATCTCCAAATAAAACCTTTAAATGTTCCTATTTTATTTCTCTTAATCGCATTACTTAATGATGATTTTCTACAATCAATAGATAAAGCAGCTTCTGTAAGAGACTTAAATGATTGTATAAGATTTTCATTCATATCATATTGTAACACTGTCTTAGAAAATTTAATTTTAGTTGTTTCTAAACAAGGTTTTCCTTTATTAATTTCAGATAATTTTCTTTTAGTTTCTTCAGAGACTATCTTACCCTTATGAGATTTACTAATTCGTTCTCTTACATCTTTAGGACGAGGAACCCCTCTCAATTTGATACTTTTTATCTTCTGACATTCTTCTGAAAATATCTGATTGTTATTTCCATCTCCACCATCTGTCATGTTCTTCAGATTAAACCCATTTTCCTTAATATGCTTTATCCAATATCTCTCTTTCTCTTGCCAATTATCTTGATTTACTTCTTCTAATACATCTATGAAGAACTGTCTATCTTCTCTAATTTGCTTATTTAACCACCTATAGAACCAAGTATCATATCTGAATCTATCTCTATTCAAGTGTTGTTTTACTCTTAAATCAAGATTCTTAGCCTTTCCTACATATATAGGAAACCAATCCTCATCTGAAAATACATATATACAGAACATTAACTATAAATTGTTTCCCAATAAGTTTCTATCTCATTATCATCATTTACTTTTGATATAAGAATTCTACCTTTTAATATAGGATTCCTACTTCCAGCAACAATACTGTCATTAATTACATCAAAATTCAGATATCTTTCATTGCCATCAGCTACAAGTTTAGCAAGAGCGGTTACCTTAGAAGCAAATATGGTTTTAAGTTTTCCTGTCAGAGCAATCTCACTGCCTACCACTTCTTCTTTACCTCCAGCATCTTTGATGTACTTATCAGCAACATGACCAGCATATATCCTATAAGGGCTTATCTGTCTGAAAAATTCTACTTGTTGCAAGAACCACCTTCTTGTATACTGATATCCTGCACCATCAGGAAGGGTAAGAACGGATTTCCATTCAGGATCATTATATTCAAGCTTTTCTCCATCAGGAATACCTTTCACTCTGTTAAACTTCTTTCCTATGATACTATTCATATACATAAGAGTAGCACCAAGTTCAGACAAATCATCCAAATCAGTAAGACCATCTATGATTAGATAATCATATTTACCTTTATTATCAAGTAAGAGTTTACGATAGGAAATATAATTCTGATAACTATCCCACCTATCATCCTCTTGAGAAGTGTAGGTACTAAGTTTTCTGGAAGGAATATATTCATATCCTCCCTTTTCAAGATCTAATACAATAGCGTTGTGCTTTGTAGTAAAATGTCCAAGAATGGCACTCTTACCCATTTTGGGTATAGATACTATCACTAAATCTCTAGGGGCCTTGATAGTTACAGGCGTAATCTCATCAGGCAATTTTGTTCCTGTTATACTCATATTTTAATCATTTTAATTATAAAGATAATTAAATTTCTTCAGATTTCATAACTTCTGAATCAGGAATTTTTGC